GCCCAGGCCAGCCAACGAATTCTGCATTGGCGGGGCAGAGGAGCCAGTAGGCGACGACGCGCCGCCTTGCTGATAGGCGAGCGCGGGATTGAGGCCTGCGGCCTTCATGTCAGCGACGCCGCGCTGATACTGCGTTGACGACATTCTTTCCTGAAACTCGCGGTTCAGCCGCGCCTGCTCGGCATTGGCCTCGTTGGCGCGCTCCTGGCCGAAGATGCTGGCCCCTGCGCCCAGGGCAGCCCCGGCCAGGCCGAGTACGGGAACGAGCGGGAAAGGCATGGTGAGCCTCGGCGATTGTCATGCGGTGGGGGGCAGAGCCCCCCACCGCGATTAGTTAGAACCGCGTAAGCCCCGGCACGCTGCGCGCCGGGAGGGCACGGGTAGCGCTGATGTGCCACACGGAATCGAGAAGGAACTGCTGCCCGTTTGCCGCCGAACCGGCGGCGACCACGCGCCGCACGGTGGCGTCGGAAACGTCCTCGATGAACGTGGCATTGAGGGCCGGAGGCGTGGCGAACGCCTGGGCCAGGTGCCACGCGTCGAGCGTTCCAGCAGTTGGGTAGGAGCGGAACTTGCCCGTGATGCGGGACGGACGATAGCGATACTCAGACCACCGCTCCTGGTAGCCGAACACGGCGGTATCAGCCGCCGGAACGCCGGTAGCGTAGATCTCGTCCTGACGAATGGCCTGCTCGCCCAGGAAGGCGAACGTTGGCCAGTAGTAATCAAAGCGGGTCTGCCTGGTGAACATGCGGTGCACACCCTGCTGATAGGTAATGTCCGCGCGCACGTTCAGGATGCCGATGATGAAGCCATGCTCCATCGCCGAGTAGCTGAAGCGATGGGTGCCGGTACCGACCGTCGTGCCGCCCAGGGAGCCGATCACGGTCGTACCACCCGTCAGACCGGTGGCGCTCGTCTGCGGGATCGCCTGGGTCTGGAACATCGACGAGCCGCCCCCGATGTATTCGGGGCGCTGAAGGCGGAAATCCTGAGGCGTGACGCCGAAGTGATTGCGCAGAAGCTCGGCGTAGCGCGTGCCGCCTCGAGCATCCTTTTCGAGGAACTGCTGCGAGGCGACCGCCAGGCGCATCGCGTTGATGGTGGCACCGGTCGCGGTCGAAAGATCCGCGACCAGGTTGGTGGGGAACATGCCTTCCGCGCCTGCGGCGACGGAGGTTGCCCCACGGAACAGGAAACCGGCCTCATTGTTCAGCGGGAAGTTGCCTGCCACGATGTTGCCTGCGGCATTGCGCAGCCGCAGCGCCGGAGCCGCCGTCGTGACCTGCTCGGTGGCATTCGTGCGCACGATGGCGTTGCCTGCCATCGGTAGCGACACGCTCACCCCGCCCTTCAGCGGCCAGGGGAGCGCAGAGGTGAAGTAGTCGTGGCGCTTCCCGCGCCGCCGGATGGCATACTGATTTTCCGACTGCGAGGCGTCGGTAGTGAACTCGGGTGCCGAGTTCACCAGGTTCTCGTCGCGGAACCATTCATTGAAGATCATGTTGTACGCGCGGAACGGCAGCGCGTTGACGGACAGCGTAGCCGTCACCAGGGTGTTCTGCACCGGCAGCCCGAAGTAGTCCGCGACTCCACCAGGAACAAAGCCGTTGGTCGCGGCGGCGGTTACCTGGGGCACCAGAAAGTTGATGCTGTCCGATGGGTTGTCCTGCTCACCCATGAACTTCACCCAGTTGGCCCACAGAATCCGGTTCGGGCAGAAGAAGAAGAACGTTTCCAGGTGCAGGTTGTCCATGATCGGGAAGATCGGCGTTGCCATGCGCGCGAACATGGTCACGTCGCCCTGGAACGAATCGCCCGGCAGGACTTCCTCGACGAAGAAGGGCACCAGCACCCCGGCGTCGAACGTAGTCTTGTAGCTGTGCACGGTCTTGAAACGCGAGCGCGGCACGTCCGCCCTGGGCACCATCGCGAACGTGGATACCGGGACGGGCGGGAGTTTCCGGTTGATGTCACGCATTGCTGCTCTCCTGGGCGGCCAGCCACGCCGCGCCGGTTGCGATCACTGTCGGGTCGATGGGCCAGAGGCGGCCGGAATCTTCGATATAGCCGATGTGCAGGAGCGCGTAGTCCTGCGGATGCTGCGCAAGTTGCGTTTGCTTGTCCCCGAGCAGCTGGTGGAAGAGCCTGGTCACGGGCGCGGAGTGTCGGTCCACGACAATCTGACCGATGAAGTTCTCCGCGACCTTGTCGTGAATGATGAACACTTGACGCGACACGGCCTTCTGCTGCGGGTCGAGTTCCGGCATAGCTCCTCAGAATGTTGGACGGTGGGCTAGCGCTTTCTTCGCCTTCAGGACGGCTTCTGCTGCTGCTACTCGGTGCGGCTGATTCCGCTCGGGGTCACGCGCGAACCGTTGACGTTGTTCGGTGTGCGCGGCATACGCGGCTTCCTCGGCAATGTCAGCGTTGTCTCGCTCAAGAATTTTCTTATAGTAACGAGGAATCCTACCAGGAGAATCGGCTGACATAAGAGCACCACCGCGGAAATCATCAGGAAAGCTTGACACATAGAAAGCTCCTATCCCTGGTCGCGTGGAACAGCGGAAGAACGGCGGTTGCCTGGTCACGCCGTCCTGGTCGCAGCCTGGCTCGCCGATGTTCTTCATCGTGTAGCCAGCTACATAGGCAGCACTCGCTGCCGTTACTTGGCCATAGACCGCGTGGCCGAATCCCCACAGGGTTTCCAGAGTCGGCGAAGTGAAAAGCGGTTGCTCTCCTCGCCGGACGACCTGCTCGTCGTCGAATCCGACGCCGAACAGGATGGCGTGATAGTGCGGCCTTCCGAATTGCTCCCCGTATTCACCGCAAGCGACGAAGCGCAGCCGTTGGCCACGCAGAGCGACAGGGCGCTTACGACGGCGACGCATCGCCTGGCGAAGCCGCTTGAGGAATAGCGTGAGGTGCCGAGGCACCAGGTGACCGTCCTCCGGCAAACGGTCATCAGCGTATGTGAGAGTCGCGAAGATCGACTCGGGATGATAACGCGCTTCATGCACGCAGCGCGCCGCCCACTCCTGGGCTTTCGCGGTGCGGCACCCGACGCACCGGCCGCACGGCAACTGCAAATTGGCCGTGTCAGCCGGACGCGGATGCAACACCACTCGTCGCCCATCCTGAAGGGCGGGAATGGGATGGAAGCACGGCACATCAGAGGCGGAACCCGCCGCGTGCCAGGTTCTTGCGATCAGTCTTCGCGGTTGCCTGGCGGAACTTCCGCGCGCTGCGGGACTTGTTTACGGCCTTGCGGTACATGGTCGAACCTCCATCCGGTAAGGTGACACCTACAGGGGTCAGGGTAGGACGGACAACGGTATTTGCCGGAGTAGGTCAACACGGCGACCCTCCTAAAGTGTTCTAACTCGTTGCCCGTCCTGGGGTTAGTGACACCGGGGAAAAAATGGTGTCACTTGGCACATAACATCAAGAATGATATGTGCCATTTGTGGCCGCATCAAGCGGCCGTGGATCCACCCTGGCTGGCCTCTCCAGCGGCCTGGGCGGCCCGTGGAGAAGCGATCGGCTCTCGGGCGACCAGGAGGCCCAGCTCTACGGCTTCCTGGGCGTGGGCAGGCTCCTGGAGCCACTCCCACATGACCGCCGGCGAGTCGGCAAAGCGCCGGCGCAGATCCGCCGGCAGCCTGGCGAAAGCCTGCTCGGCCTCCCGCACCAGGTTGAGGGCGCTGGCCAGGTCAGGCGGCGCGCCCTCCTGGTCGATGTAGTGTGCGGGGTCGAAGACCTCCGCCGGAATCGGCATGGGGCCCCTGCTCAGCCCGAAGCTCTTGGCGATGTTGTTGATGTCGGCATCATGGGCCGCGCCCTGCTGTGTCTTGCTCGGCTCGACGTTGACGGTCGCGCATTCGCGCGACCTGGCTTCCAGCGCCTTCCGGTCGGTTTGCAACATCAGCGCCTCCAAATATTCGTGATGCGCGCGCCTGGCTTTGTCAGCAGCGAGCGCGGGATCATCTCGATTAGCTGCTTCGCACCCGTGAGGTAGGGGCTATACCGCCCCACACCCCGATAGAAGTCTGCCTCGGCTTCTGCCTGGGGAATGCCCAGGCGGTTGAGCAGCTGATTGAGTTCTTCGGACTTGTTGCGAAGCTCCGCATAGTCGGCCTCCGCCGCCGCGCGCTTGACCTGAGACAACAGGGTCATCGCGCGGATTTTGTTCTCCTGCTCCTGGCCGAAACGCTGCTCGTTCAGGAGCAGAGTACGAGCTTCAAGGTTCGGTAGCTCGAAGGTCAGCATTTGCTGAAGGTTGTGCGCCTCCTGGCGTTTCTTCTCTGTGTCTGCCGTAATGTTGTCGATCTGGGCTAGTGAAGTTGCGGTTTGGATAAGTGATTGAGCGGTTGAGCCCAGGCCAGCCAACGAATTCTGCATTGGCGGGGCAGAGGAGCCAGTAGGCGACGACGCGCCGCCTTGCTGATAGGCGAGCGCGGGATTGAGGCCTGCGGCCTTCATGTCAGCGACGCCGCGCTGA